GAATTAAAAAGCTTGAAACAGCTGTTCAGCGTTTGACTAATAGGAACACTAATCTTGAGAATAAATTAAATACCAAAACCGTAGTAAAGACTCCTGAAAAGGATGTCCCAACTAAGTCCCGGACTGCCAAGAGACGTGAGGCTGCTAAACGTAGGGCTGAAGCTGCTAAAACAGGTACAGTTAACGTTGCCCCTAAACGTAATATAGGCGTCAAGGTTGTTAAAACTACACGTGCGTCTTATTTATGTTCTGACTGTGATTTTAATATTACAGGCAAGCATTCGAATGACAAATGTTGGATTAAACACCCTGAGTTGAAACCTAAACGCGAAAGTGCTAAACCCATTCCTGCTGTTCCACTTATTTTAAAGAAAGAATCTTTTGGTTCCGATCGTGGTTATAATGATCGTCTTAATAAATTTGTGATAAAACTTTGTCAGATTACATGGGCTGAAACAACTGAGGAAAGATTCAAACAATTGACTGAAGCGATGGCCACTGACTCTATCAGTGTTGGCTCTATTGCTGATCTTCAAAAGAATGATGTCTTTAGACACCTCATGCGTGAAACTGGTATCAAACTGGATTTTCAGTTAGGACTCGCGACGAACTTGCGCTCGCCTGTCTAAACTACTTCTATCATGAAGTGATCCCAGCAAGTTATTCTAATACACCCTCTTCTTCTGGGTTGGTTAGGTGTGACCCCAAAGCGATTGGGAGTCAAAAACTTAAGGGCTTTTTAGCTATTCCCGGTGTTCCCGCTATAGCTTTCGCTTCTGTTAGAAAATCCCCCCGTCGTTCCAGTTTTTATCTGGAATTTCTTAGGAAGTATCCTCGCCATAACAAGCTTGGGTTAACCTATGGGCGAATTTATCAAAATCAATATAATATCTTAAGAGCTGAATCTCTTTATGGTCAGTTACCCAAGGATATTGCCTACAATAGACCTCTTCTTTTAGAGTGTATTCAATGTATGTTCCAGAGGGACCTTTCTCCTCTTGTAGGGAAATGTGTTATTTTACATCCATCTGCTATTGCTGTCAATATGGACGGGTCTGGTGGACTTTTTGCAAAATATTTCGGGTGTCGTACTAAGCGTGAATTCATTACCAAACATTGGGATTTGATTATTCCGTATTATATGTACTTCTACCGTCAGAAATATTGTGAACCCTGGAAGGCGTTCGGCAAAGAGGAAATCCAGAAGCTTAAGAAAATTATTATGGATGATATCCGATCTATCTCATGTTCCCCTGTACTTCTATACATTGTTGGAGCTATGATGGAGCAAGATTTTAATCTTAAATACGATAAACTCGGGCATGGTATGGGATGGTGTAAATGGTATGGCGGTGTTAAC